TGTATGGTCTTTACAAGAACAGTATGATTATAAAAGAGGTGCTAACTGGCCTTTAATACCTTTTGGTTATTTAAGTGGAGGAGTAAGTGATTTAGGTTTATTTTGTTCTGCTTTTTCTGCTGCACAAGGAACAGATGTTTTAGATTTTGTTACCATTTCAACAACAGGTGATGCTGCTGATTTTGGAGACTCAACAGCTAATAAATATTATGTACAAAGTCATGGAAATGCTACAAGAGGTATTACTGCTTATGGCGGTGGTGGCGGCACTGGTACTATTGATTATGTAGAATTTGCAACTAAAGGAAATGCTGCAGACTTTGGAGATACTGCCACTGCTTTTGGTGCTCAACTAGGAGGTGGTTGTGGTAATAATACTAGAGGTGTTTTTGGAGGAGCAACTGCAAACAACTCTGATATAATGGAGTATGTTACAATGGCATCTCTTGGAAACGGAACAGATTTTGGTAATCTATCCCAAGCTAGAGCTAGGCTAACAGCAACAAGTTCAACTACAAGAGGGGTATTTGCAGGTGGATTTACAGCTAGTGCAAATTATGTAGATACAATAGATTATATAACTATAGGTAGTACAGGTAACGCTACAGACTTTGGTAATTTATCTTCTGGCCGTACTTTTTTAGCAGGAGCAGCTTCAGCTACAAGAGGTGTATTTGCAGGAGGTTATAGGGATGGTGCAGGAAATCAACAAAATACAATAGATTATATTACTATAGGTTCAACTGGTAATGCAACAGACTTTGGAGATTTAACTGCTGCAAGGTCTGGGCCTGCAGGAACATCAAATGCTACAAGAGCTATATTTGGTGGTGGAGATGAAGGTAGTGCTGTTAATACAATAGAATATATAACTATAGGATCAACAGGTGATGCATCAGATTTTGGTGATCTTACTATAGTTAAACGATGGGGCGATGCAGTTGGTTCTGCAACAGCAGCAGGAGCAGCATAAACACTTGCAATATTTAACAATATATGATATAACTCAATAAAAGCAATAATAAACGGAGTTACAGTAAATGTCAAACACAGAACTAGCTATTACTACTACACTAAACGAAGCACTACCTACTGCTGCCCCTGAGTATAAATCTATGTTGACTAACATCTCTGAGAAGATGCCAGCAGTCACACAGGCCACCAGCAACTTCCATAAGTCACACAGTCAGTTTATGGGAGTTACACTAGACGTAACAGCTATCACACCCATACGCAGCATCAAGCATACACTAGCTGAGATAGACAAAACAAGAAGTGCCTTACAAGAAGCTTATGTAAACTTACGCAAGAAAGAAAACAAATTAAAAAAGAAAGAACTTAAATTACTAGAGTGTACAGATGAGTTAGACCGTGAGTTACTAGAGATACAAATACTAGAGATACAGGGTCACTTAGAAGGTACACGGAATGCAGTACAGGGTGCTGTACGTAAGATGAACTTTTTTACTAATCAGTATGACAATTTGATGAAGAAGATAGGTAAAGAAGAACTGACAGAGGAAGACTACGAGTTAGAAGAAGCACGTTACCACATTATGACTTGTATGAAGCAAGCATTAAATAGTGCAAGACCTAGAAATGGTGTGATTGACGAAGGTAACATGATCTACTTGTTTGACTTAGGTATCAATGCAGCCCAAGCTCAAGCAGAAGTATTCTCTTATCTTAACTGGGAGAATGAATTAGTTACAAAAGGCAAAGCCCCAGAGCATCATCACACAGTACAGTGGCTTGAAGGTTGTGCAGATAAATGGGCAGGGTGTCCTGCAGCGTTTGCTAACAGTAGAGGGTTTGATGTATTTGATCCTACTTCGTTAGCTAACACCCCACAAATAGAGGATAAAAAAGATGCCGTATAAAGTAGTAAGATATAGGTTAGAGTCAAATGGCACAATACCTACATGGTTAAAGTTTGGCGTATCTCAAGCTACAGGCGGTATGTACCCTGTAGCTGATGCAGGTACAGCTAGTCCTCAAGATTGGATTATGATAGGTATAGCTAACGATGGTGCAGATATATCTGATGCCGTTGAACACATTACAACACAATCAAATTTACAAACTTATTTATCCACACAAGCCTCTGCTAATAGTTGGACAGATAAAGATGCAAATGGTAATAATGTTTCGTTTGATGCAGCAGCCCATGCTACTAGAGTCTGGAATGATTTAAATACACTTAATGGAGGTTAGCTATGGCAGACCTAACAGAAGAACAATTAGAAGCAATGTTAGATCGTGCAGCTAAAAAGGGTGCTGCAGAGGCTCTTCGTGAAGTAGGTTTGCAAGATGAAGATGCAGCAAATGATATTAAAGAAATGCGAGGTCTACTAGACGCTTGGAGATTGACTAAAAGAAGTATGTGGTCTACAACAGTAAAAATGGGAACAGTAGCCATATTAACATTTATAGCAACAGCAGTCTGGATGACATTTAAGTAATACAAGCGTAGGGGAGAACGCTTTTGATTGATCCAGTAACTGCAATTTCTGCAGCTAGTGCTGCATTTGGAATTTTAAAACAAGGAATATCTGTTGGAAAAGACCTTCAAGATATGGGTGGTCAGTTATCTCAATGGGCAGGAGCAATAGCAGATTTAGATTTTGCTGATCGTCAATGTCAAAAACCTCCTTGGTATAAAGCATTAGGTGGTGGTGTTGAAGCACAAGCAATGGAAATATTTGCAGCTAAAACTAAAGCTGCAGCAATGAGAAAAGAATTAAAAAGTTATATTTCTGCAATGTATGGGCCTAGTAAATGGGAAGAAATACTAGAAATAGAAGCACAATTAAGAAAACAAAAACGAGAACACGAGCACAGACAAATGGAAATTAAACAGGCAATAATAGAGTGGACTGCAGGTGGAATATTGTTTGCCATATGTATGACAGCTTTGCTTGGTTTGATATGGATAGGAACTAAATAATGATACAATTTAAAGGATTTAAACCTCAAGCTATGCAACGTATCGCTGGCACTCTAGGGTATCAAGGAGACATGGAAGGTTTTAAAGATTACCTAGATCAAAATCCTGACAAGATGCAACAGATGGGTATGTATCAACAAAAAGCTCTTGAAATGGTTAATGGTGGTATGGTTCAATACTTAGCTAATGGTGGTTCTCCTTCTTCTTCAGTTGATCCTGCTACAGGTGCGGCAGTTGATCCTGTTACAGGAATTCCAATTACATCTGCAGAACAAATGTCAGAAGATCAAACTGTTCAACCAGCAGCACCACAACCAACAGCACCTGAACCTGCACCACAGCCAGAAACAACACCTGTAACACAATTTGATCCTCGTGATGCAATTTCTGATCCAGCTATACAGCCTTTTACACCAACTCAACCTGATCTTAGTACAACTTTTAAACCAATGACAAAAGATGAAATTCTTGTTGAACGGTATGGTTGGACTATGGGAGCAGATGGTATAGCAACTCCACCTACAACTCAACAGCCAACAGAACCTTTACCTAGAGAAGATACTATAGAAAGAGGAATACCATCTCAACCACCAGAGCCTATTGGTCGAAGACCTGCTCCCACCGATCCTTTACCTGATGATTTTGACCCTGAACCTTTACCTGATTATGATCCAGCGTCAGGCCCACCAGAACCTACTAGTTTTATAAATCCTGTAACAGGAGAACCAGAAGTAGACATAAACCTTAGTGGTCGCACATGGGGTGATTTAACATGGGCAGCACATTCAGATAAAGGTATTAATATGCTACTGCAGTCTGGTAAATTACCTGCTGATCCTAGTACATATGAAGTATCTGGTGGAAGAGAAAATTGGATATTTACTTTTCCAAATGGTGCTAAAACTGTAGTTAATAGAGCAAGACAAAGTAATGCTGAAGCAACATTAAAATCTGAAATAGTACCTGTTATAAACAAATTAAAAGAAACTCCAACATATAAACAATTTCAAAAAGAAGAAGACATTTATCGTGACTATCTTGGCAAAGGAACCACAGAAGATGTAATTAGAGACTTAGAAAATATTGAAACCGAATATGGTAAAGCCAATGACAGTGTACAACAACAACAAATAGAACTTGAAAGACTAAAAAAACTAGCTGAAGATAACCCAGATAATCCATACTATACCGATCTTGTAAATAATAAAGTAGAAGAACTTGCAGATAGTATGGAGCGTGTTAACGATTTACAACCTGCATATATTTCTGCCCGAAGAACAGTTAAAGATATAACTAAATCTCGCTTTGAAGACCCTTCAGAATTTATAACTGAAGAATTGGGTACTAAAGCAGTTGCTGCAAAAACAGAAATGACAGATGAACAAGACATTGCTGAAGGCACAGGACGATTAACTAGCGTAGGACAAGGCACAACAACAAGAGCTGATGCTTTTGATGCAGATACAGCAGATACTGCTAGAGCTTTTGGTGTAAGGCCAGATAAAGTAACTGATACAGCAGAGGAAAAATTAAAAACATTAGATGCACAAACACAAGAAGACCTTACACGAGAAGTAGAGGCACAAACAGGAACTATAAGACCTGAAGGTATAGCTGATGAAGCTATTAAAATAGGTTTAGATCGTATTGAACGTGCAGTTAATCCTACAGATTTAGAAGTTACAAAAAATCAACTTGCAGAAGTTAAAGGTAAAGAGTTAAAATCAATAGAAGCTAACATTTCTATATCTGATAGACTAAAAAAGATTGTAGCTCAAACAAGTACAGTTGATCCTAAAGAACTACCACCACCTGCTAAGATTTCAGACAGTATAATGCGAAGTGTACAGTCATTAAAAGAAACTGATCCTAGCCTGTCAGAAGAAACTACAAATTACATAGCTGCAAAAATGGAAGCATTTACTGTAGATGCTGGTACACTTGCAGTGGCAATGCAAGGTGAAGTTAGAGCACAAGCAACTGTACAAGGCCAACTCTCTAGTCTTATGAAAAGTTTTGACAATGGTACTCCTGCATGGGCTGCAGGGGCTATACGTGCAGCTAACCAAGCTATGTTATCTCGTGGTATGGGAGCCTCTTCTATGGCTGCTGAAGCTATTGTGCAAGCTGCTATGGAAAGTGCCTTACCCATTGCACAACAAGATGCACAAATATTTGCAGCAATGGACATGGCTAATTTAGAGAATAGACAAAAGGTGTCTTTAACTAATGCTGCTGCACAACAAGGTTTATCGTTGCAGAATTTAAGCAACGAACAACAGATGAACCTGCAAAATAGTGTGCAATCATTTGACCTACAGAAAGTTAATTTATCTAACAGGCAAAGCGTAGAGTTAGCTAATGCACAAATTAGAACTAGCTTACAAGGTAAAGTGTTAGACAATACACAACAGTCTAATATTATAACTGCAGCTAGGTACGCTGAACAAGCTAACCTAAACTTAAATAATAAACAACAAGCTGTTTTACAAGATAATGTAGGTGAACTACAAACTAACTTAGCTGATGCCAGTGCAAGACAACAATCTTATATTACCAGCGCTAATCTTGCACAAGCTTTACAAGGTCAAGTATTAACTAACGATCAACAAGTAGCTATTGGTAATGCTGCACGTTATTCTGATGCAGCTAATCTTAACTTTACTTCAGATCAACAAGAAGTTTTACATAACTCTTCATTGATGCAGACTATTGGATTAGCTGAACTTAATGCTACGCAAGCAACTACACTACAAAATGCAGCAAACTTTGCATCTATGGATATGGCTGAACTTACTAATCAGCAACAAGCACAAGTTCTTAATGCACAAAACTTTTTACAACTTGACTTAGCTAATCTAAGTAATGAGCAACAAGTAGCTATATTTAAAGCACAAGCTATTCAACAAACTCTTCTATCTGATCAAGCATCTGTAAATGCATCTAGGCAATTCAATGCTACAACACAAACACAAGTAGATCAGTTTAATGTTAATTTAAAAACACAAGTTGAACAGTTTAATCAAGCTCAAAAAACTGCTATATCACAGTTTAATGCTGGACAAGCTGATGCTATGGAACAATTTAATGTTTCACAATCTAATGCAGCAGATCAGTTTAATGCACAGAATGAATTAGTTATAGCACAATCTAATGCTACATGGCGTAGAGAAGTAGCAGCCGCAGAAACAGCCGCACAAAATAGAATGAATGAAATAAATGCTAAAGCTGCTCTTGACATGCAAGCTAAAGCATATGATAATATGTGGCAACATTATGGCGATCAAATGGATAATGCATATAAATCTTATGAAAATGAAGAAGATCGTGCAAGTGCATATGCTATAGCTCAATTAGAATCTGATACTGATTTAGCTCAACAAGAAGCAGCACTTGATGCAAGTGCCTCTGCATCATTAGGTGGTCTTGCGGCAACGTTACTTACAGGTGATCTTTCTAGCGGTATACTTGGTGGAATATTTTAAATAGGAGAATATGATGGAAACTAATCCAGCTAAAAGAGTTTATATAAACTATATGAACAATAGAATATCAAGTGCTAATAAACCTGCAGAACCTAAACCTAGAGGTATCATGGGTATGTCTCGTACACAACCTGAACAACAAAAGAAACCACAACAACCTATGGAAAGAGCACAAGAAATGTTTAATCAGATACGTGATCAAAGAAAGAAAATGAGCAATGGAAGAGCCTAACTTTGAAAGACATATACCAGGCCAAAGTTTAACTAGTGAACTAGGCCAGTATCCTTGGCAAAGACCTGCACGATATACCACTGTAGATGACGCAATGGATTTTTATGCTAAACGTATAATGAACCCAGTGTTTCGTGATCAAATAGCTGAGACTATGGAGCTTGGTGTACCTCTTACATCTATTGCAAATGCTTTGCAAGGTAATGGAGTTATGATGGGCTTACATACTATTGATGTAGGTGTTCTTATATTGCCAGTGATTATGGAAATGTTAGCTTATGTAGGTGACGAAGAAGGTGTTGATTATGTTATGGGTACAGAGTTAGAAGAACCTGATGAAGATAAGTTTAGAGATTCTACTATAGCTTTAGCTATGAAGAAGGTTAAGTCTAAGATGGAAGCTGCAGGTGATGCACCTATGGAAGACACAGAGCCTATGATGGATGAAGAACCTGCAGAGGTGGAGCCTACAGATACGCCCCCTACAGGCTTGATGGCAAGGAGAGTTTAATATGGCATTTAATTTTTTGCAGTTTGCAGGTGGGTTTGCAGATGTTGTTGTAGAAAAAGTAAAAGCTGAAGAAGCGCAAGCTCGTGAAGACGAGTCATGGGATAGACGATTTCAAAAACAACAGGACGCTATCAACGCTAGAACTCGTGGTCAAGCAAGACGTGATAGGGAAAAAGCTGCAGAGGAAATGTTAGGTGAATTACTTTCGTTGGGATACACAGAGGAAGAAGCAAATTATGCTGTATCTAGTGGAAAAGGAACATATAATATTTGGAAAAAATTTGGATTGGACGCTGTAACGAAAGGTGTTACAGGTAGTAGTCTACTTAACGCACATGACAAGTTAAAACAACCTCAACCTCGAACTCGCTACAAGATAGGGGAGGAAATAATAAACGATGCTCAAAAAACTCTTGAAGGAACTAACTCACCACAAATTATACCTACTACTCTTGCACCTTTTTCTTTTAATCCAAAGTCTGTAGCTGCTTTGTACACACCACTTGATGATACTGACATTAGTTTGGATATGCAACTTTCTAACAATACACAACGACAGTTAAAATTAATTCAAGATACTAATGCTCCTGATTATGATAATAAAATAAAAGCGTTAAGAGAAGAAGAAACTTTTTTGTTAAATCAAATTGGTAAGTTAGCTGATACAAAAAGAAAAGAGTCAAATACTAATCAACCAGTTAATGTAACAGAACATAATACTTTAAATAATATTATAGGTAAAAATCATCTTTACGCTATTCGAAGAGCAGGTTTTAGAGTTGATGCTGAAACACAATTTATGGAGGCTTTTGAAGGCAAAGAAGGAAGAGGTTTTTCTGCTCAACTAGAATCTGTTGACCTTATGGAGAAAACAATATCATCTCTCGGTGATTTTGCTGTTGACAGATTAGCCGCAGAAAAAGTAGTTGTTCTTAAAGGATTAGAAAGACATGGAAAAAGTGAGTACTATAAATCTATAACTCCTTCAGTAGATAGTAATGGCGTTGTACAGAAAGATAATAATGGACAATTTAAAATGCAAGGAAAACCATTACAAAAGTTTGATAGTTTTACAGATTTTAATAATGCTATTGTAGCAGGTGGAATGATAAAAATTGGAGAACCTGTTTTAGTGCCAAACGCAAATGGTACTGGTTATATAATAAGTATATTTACTAATGTTCTAAATAAAAATGCATTTCCTATGTTTGAAGGTGTTGATCCTATAACCCTACCTGTATATTCTTTTACTATTCCATCATTAATTGAAGGTGGAAATTAAAATATGGCTGAATTAAATACAAATGATTGGGCTGCACAATTAGATAAAAATTTAAATTTAATTGGTGGTTCTGAAACTGTAGATATCCCATCTATTATACCTAATGATTGGGCTGCACAATTAGATAAAAATTTAAATGTTGAAGAAAACGTTGTTGAAGAAGACATTGTTGAAGAAGACATTGATACTTTTACTAGTGCAAGTATGATACCATCTGCTGATGATTACATAGAAGTTGAAGAACCTGTAGAAAAATATGACGGTACTATTTCTGGTTTTGATAGAACAAAAAGAGCATGGGATGAATGGACTGAATCATTAGCACCCATAGTAGATGAAAATAATAATATTATAACAAATGAAGCTATGGAAAAAATAGGTCAAGAACTTTCTAATGCTCTTATAGAAACAGACAATAGTGGTAGGTCTAAACTTACTCCTAGTCGTGCTCCTACTCCCGATGAAGTACTTTTAGCAAAAGCTTTAGATTCAGGTGGTAGTACAGGTACAAAAGTTCTTTTAAATGTAGCTGGCGCATTATCTGTAGGTGGTAATGTTGTATTAGATGTAGTAGAGGATACACTAGAAAGAGGATCACAACAAAAAATTGCTGGTGGTGCATTAAACTTTGTTGCTAAATTAGCTACAGAGTTAAGAAACTTTGGTGGTTATGGTAGATATAAAAGTGATAAAGATATAGAAGTTAATCCTAAACAATGGATAGATGCTTTAGCTGAGGGGTCTATAAATGCGCTTGAGTTTAGTGAACAACTACCTGCTTTAGGTGCAGTATCTACATTATTAAGTATTAGGTCTTTACGTGCTGTTAACCAAGCTAAAGAAGGTTCTAAAGTATATAATGCTAAGTTAAAAAATTTAGAGGAAGCTAGACGTAATAACTATGAAGGTGCTAGGCTTGCTACATCTGAAGCAAAAATAGAAGCAAAAGCTATTGCAACAAAAATAGCTGAAGATAACTTAGAACTACGAGATGAAATAATTTTAAAGTTTGAATCAAATCTTGATGGTAGAAAAATATCTAAAGAAAAAGATGGTCATTTAGTAATAGACTATGACTTAGCTACTGTAGAAGGCAAAAAAATAATACGAGAAGACATTAAAATTGTAAAAACAGCAGAAGGAAATGTAGCAGAACTTGATCCCCTTGCAAGTGTAATAGGCACAGAAGGTGGCATTATATCTCCGATACTTAACCCTGAAAAATTAAACAGTTTGGTTGCTGTTGTAGCTGAATACAAAAAGAAAATGCAAACTGCAGGTAAACCAGATGCATTTAAACCTAAAAATGCTGAACGTATACGTAAATTAAATGCTAAAAAGAAACTTGGTAATCTTAGTCAAGCAGAAACTGAAGAACTAAAAGCCTTAAATAAAGCCAACAAAGGCCCAATGAAAATTTTGTTAGATATAACTATAATGCAAGATTTAGAGGCAACGTCAGAGTTAATTGATATTTTAAATAAATATGATTTATCTTTAGAGGAAATGATTCTTAGTAGTGTGGGTTCTTTTTCTGAAGCTGGTACTGTTTTACAAATAGCTCGTCAATTAAATAGAGTAAGACCAGACGCAGACATTGATGCAGAAAAAACTAAAAAATTATTAGAAGCAGAAGCTGGTATTGCTAATGCTTCACAAAGATTAGAGAATGTACGTAGAGGTATGTTGGTAAGTAAGTTTGCTACTGCTGCACGTAACTTTGAATCTACTGCTGCACGTATGCCAATGGAAAGTCTTATGAATGTAATTGATGAGGTTGTATATTCATTTAAAAAACCTATTAAAGGTGGTATAATAGGACCAGATGTGGAAGGAGGTTTTGTTGGTGCAACAAAAACACTTACCAGAAAAGAAACATGGAGAGATAGTTTTAAAGCACATAAGTATGCTTTTAGTAGACCTGATATAGCTAATGGGTATATGCGTCTTATGTTAGAACAACCAGAGTTTGCAACTTATTACAGTAAAATGTATGAAAACATAAATGAAATACAAAAAGCTACAGGTAGGGGTGTTGGTGGTACTGTAGATACAACTATGTCTTTCTTAGAAGATGTAACTTCTTTAGTTAATACTGCTAACAGGTGGCAAGAAAGTGTTAGTAGAAATGCTTTTGCTTTAGCTGACCTTGAAAGATTAGTTAAAAGAGAATACAATATAGATTTAATAGATGCTCTTAATGAAGGTAAGCTAAAAGATTTAATGAATGATGCCTCAACAGTTAAACCTGAAGGAGCAAGATCATTTCATGTTTTGATGGCAGAAGCTACAAATCGTGCATTGACAGCTACTTATGCCAATCAACCAGAAGGAAAAATATTTAAATATTTAACAAACTTTTTAACTACCCAAAAACTAGGTGGTGTTATACCACTAACTGTTGCAGTAGAGTTTCCTAGATTTATGTTTTCTAGTATGGAATTTATTGGTCAGTCTTCTTTTGGTGCTGCTATGCCAATGCTTAAAAAATCAATTGGTCTACGTAAGGATGGGTTTAGTGCAAAAGAACAACGTGCTATTCAAAGAAATCTTGTAGGTGCTTCCTTTATAGGTGCAGCGTATATGTATCGCAGTAGTGAAAATGCACCTGAACAATTTGATAATATTAATGTTTCTGGAAAAGATATTGATATTACTGCTCAATTTCCTTTTAAACAGTTTTTTTATATAGGAGAAACTTTAAAAAGATTAAAAGAAGGAACTTTTGATCAATGGTGGGATGCTAAAGTTTTTGCTGAAACATTTGTTGGTACTGCATTTAGAACTGGTACTGGCAATATATTTATAGAAGAACTTGCCTCTATTGCTGATGGCTTAGATGTTAGTGGTGGTGTTAAAGCTGCAGAAATAGTTGGTGAAAGTGTTAGCAATTATATATGGGGTTATTTTAATTTTTTTACACAAATACCTGACTTACAAAGAGCTAGACAAGAACCAATGCCAGAGGCATTTTCAATAGCTACTGGACTATACCCAAGACCACTTGAATACAGAAAAGATATTTCCATAAGTGTACCTAAAGGACCATTTGAAGCAGGTTTTAAGGAATTAGGTAGAGGTGGTGTGCGTGGTGGTTTAACTATTTCTGCAACAGAAGAAGCTGCTCTTCCAATACAATCAGAAGTATTTCAAAGCCAAGGAACAAGACCCGATCCTTTATGGAAAACATTTTTAGGTCTTTCTGTAAAAGATGAAGCAGACGAAAATGAAAAATTTGTAGGTCGTTTGGGTATACCTTTATGGAAGGTAAGGAGTAACTCTGATGTTGCTGCTGTAAAAGATTTTGAAAACAAACAACTTTCTTTATTTATGCCAATAGTAGTTGATGTAATAAAAGCTAGAGAACAAGACTTTAAAATGCAATATTGGCAAGAAAGTACTCAAGAAGCTAGAGATAAAATAACAGTAGAAAATTTTGTTAACAGAAAATCTAGGTCTATGTTTGAGGCATTAGTAAGAACAAAAAAAGCAACGTTAAAAGCTACATCTTCTGCTGTAGCAGATAAATACTCCGCAGCAATGATAGAGTATAACAAGATACCTAGATCATATAGAAAACAAGCTATTATAAATTATATGTTAAATAAAAATGGTGCATCCCCAGACTTGGGGGATGTAACTGTAATAACAGAGCTTACTATAAATGCTAAACTCCTTAAAAAAACAGATACAAGTATAGCTAGAGATGCTGCAGGACAAAGAAAAAATTAAGGGGCAATTAAGCCCCTCTTTTTTTATCTAGTGTCACCACTTCCACCAAGAGTACCTGCATGTTTTCTAGCCATGAGTTTCTTTTCGTTTTGACCAACAATCATACCCAAGGTAAGGTTAAGATCAGTAGCTAGTGCAGCGCAGTACCACAGTACGTCACCTATCTCACTGGCTATATCTTCTCTCCATGTCTCAGGTCTATTCTCTGGCCCATCACGTATAAGTTTCTTGACCTTGTTTGCTACCTCTCCTGCCTCACCAGCCAACCCTAACGCAGGGTATAATATCTTATGCTGATTAGGATAGATTGCAGTGCGTGATGCACTCCTTTGGTACGCATTAAAGTCAGACATTTTATACTTCTCCTTTAGGAATTGTTCTGCCTCTGCCTGTAGTTCGTTCATGCTGCTTAACCCTTTTAAGTTGGTCAAAGTAGGCTTTGTTAAACCCACGTTCCCACTCACGATGACGCATTGTGTCACTGTTAAATGGGCTTGATTGGGTATGTCCGTTTTTGAAAGCGGTATAACCCATTTGGTATTGCACCTTTAATGGTGCATCGTATTTACCCAAGCCTCTTTCGGCCCTGCTTTTAATTTTCTTCATAAGTAATCTCCTTATGCTAGTTTAAGTTTATGTTCTGCGTGTTCTTGTAGAAAAGATAAAGGTAGTATTGTCATTAGATCACCTCTGTTAGGACGAGTATGTAATCCAAACTCACCTCTGTAATAATCTTTACACTTTTTATTTATTTTGTCAATAACTTTTTCTGGTTTAACTAAGAAAAAGTATTCGTCAGTTTTAATTGCAATGTACCTGTCAATACCATTAGGTACACCCCAACCCTTTGCTGACTTATTATTAGGTGGACGTTTAACTGTTTTTAGTTCCCACCAAATAGTATTGTCAATAGGACCATTACGATACTTACGTTTAGCTGCTTTGACATCTACCTTACCGAACTCTTTATCTAGTACATCCCAATGCTCATTAACATTTTCATTCCAGTTAGCTTCACGTAAAACGTTACTGCCTCGTAGTGCAATAAACTCTTTCTCTGCTGCTGTTCCTTCTCTGTAAGATTTTGTTTTATCCATAAGAGAACTCCAATTCTGTTTATGTTTCTAGGGATTTTTTTATTTTGTCAATTAGAATGTCGTTAGTGGCATTCAAACTAACTATTTGATATTTAAGTTGTGTAACTAACTTATTACAATATGATAACTCACCAAGGAGTTTGTTCTGTTCCTCAGTAAAGTTATCTGTATTGTATTCTTTTTCACCTATGGTAACGGTTGCCATGTTTTTATACTCCTTTATACTAAGTCTACTATTTCACATACGTCACCAGTACAAGCTATAGTTTGCATTGCTACGGTGTTATCGTCTTTCTCGTACTCAGACAGCCCAGCCCAATCTATCTTATCGGGCATGATTGACAATAGCATACTGTAGTCATGCTTGCCAACCTCTTGATAAGGTGCTTGTTGATATGTATGGTCTGAGTGTGGTAAAAATGACACACCTGACATTTCATCAAAGTGTTCATATACAAATGCACCTACAGTCATCCATTCATCATCACGAACTGTACAAGTAATACTTGGTTTGTGTTCGCACCAGTGACGTTGATATATTAACCATGTCTCAAGCTGTTGAATAGCTGACAAATGATTACGTGTAACTGATCCATGAGGTGACTTAATTGGAAAGCTAAACACTGTTGTAGCGTCAGGTTTCATTATGTCAGGCTCAGAGGGTATGCCTTGATCTTTCATAAACTGTGTCAAGGGGTCTTTGTTATCTCCCCTGACTGTTCTAATATAGTACTGTGAGTGTCGGGCGTGGATACCAGAGGCTGAGTCAACAAGTTGGGAGACTGTGCCTGATGGTTTGACACAGGTAATAGCGGTGGAGATGGGAACACCCAAGCGATCAGCCCACATAGCATTAATATTAACAGCAACTTCACGTAATGTCTCAAGAGTTTTCTCCAATCCTTTGTTAGTAGTTGTCATTAGTGGGTTATCCATTATCCCTGTGAGTGACACACCAAGCAGACGCTCTTCTTCTGTATTACGCTGCCACACTTTTCGCAGATATGGAAACTTTGTGTAGGTTGATTGAATTGTTCCCAATATAGTTGCCAAACGGACTTTTCGCTCAAGATCATCCATATTATCCGTAGCCCTGATGACAACTTCCGTAAGATTGCAGAACTGATATGGACGCAGAATGATTTCACTGCATGGATTAGTGCCAAACTCATAGTTTGAATCACGCCTACCATACTTAGCAGCCTGTGCTTGACTAGCTTTCCTATTGAATACACCTCGTTCTCCTGACTTGCTTTCAACCAATGCCAGCCATTCACGCATAAACGTTTCGGAATCTGGCTTCTCTGTATAACAAACACTGTTGTTTGCTAATGCTCTGTGTGATGCATTATCCCACCACTGACCTGACTTAGCGTGACGCATACGATCATCAGATAAGTTAGACAAGCTAATCATAGCTGACCTGCGTACACCACCTACTACAACTACTTCACCTATCTTACACATAAGATCATGGCATTCAATAGAAGACAGTTTACGTCCTTGTGCATGTTTAAATGTAGTTACGGCAAAATTAAATAAGTCTATCAAGGGTGCAGGACCACTAGCCCTACCACCAAACGTCTTTAGCCTTGCACCTGCAGGGCGTACACGAGAGACATCCCACTGAGGTATCTCACCAGCCCACAAAAGAGCCAGCACTTGTCGGAAAGCCTTTGCCCAACCCTCTTTACTATCTTTTACCACGATGATAGTTTCACTATCGAAGAGTTCAGGAACTTCAGGGAGCTTACTAACGAATTGCCTCTCGACGCTGAACCCAACACCAGTTCCACACAACAAAATAAACATAGCTTCATCGAAGGATTTAGGATCATCTACGGCTAAGTAGCTACAGTTGTAGCCAGCAGTATTGTCACGCTCTAGTGCAGGTCCAGCGGTCATTAAGGCTCTCATACTAGGCATTACTTCAAGTGTAAGTATAGCTTCCTCAATCTCTGAAATTGTAGCTGCATCTACATGATGAGCAACTACATTATTTATGTAACGTGATACTGTCTCACTCCAATTTTCTCTCCGAGAGTCGTCGTCTAACCACCTAGCATAACGTGACTTGTGTATAAATGCTTGATAGTCTGTTGGTATATAATTATTATCCATATATTTACTCCGTCATTGTTTTGATTTTTTTAATTGTTACTCCATCTATATCATAGATGTATTCTTGAATAGCGTCTTGTAACTCTTCTTCTACCATACCGTCTACAGGAACAGATGGATACTCTTCTTCATCTACAACAAGAGTTAAAAGAATCTTAACTATCACTATTTTCTTCCTCTATCAACTGGTTCAAGTACCATTGAGCCTTCTGTAAATCTTCAATGCCATTCTTATATCTGTATCTCCACAGGTACTTCATTATGTTACCTTGTAAATAGTAACAGAAACCGTCTTGTCCTGTGGCTGCACGTATAGCATCAATACATTCTATGCCAGCAAAATTATAGTGATCAGGAGAGTTTACATTGTCACAAAGTGTAGTGTCGTTAATGTTAAGTGTTTCTCCATTTATTGTTAATGTGTCTGTCATGGTTTCTCCTTTTTAAAATCTACATTTATTACGTTACCATCAATGTTCTCAAGTTTAAGCTTGGGAGCATTTTTCTTTTTCCTTTCTTCTAATGAGTCTTTAGCATACTTAGCTAATATTTCTTTTACAAAGTCATTGTTTTCCATAGCAGGTATAGCAGCTAGTATCATCTGTGTCAACTGCATAAGGTTTATATAGTCATCATCGTTTAATGTATTATCGTCTGTTGTACAACTGCCCACATGTAACTCTCCTGTCCACCTACCTCTATTATCTGTAAACGGACTAATGCGTATTATGTAGTCGTTTGGTTCAAAGTCTAAAAATATTCTATCTTCTGCCATACTATTTCCTCTTCACTTTCTTTAATGGAAAAGGTATCAAATCAGGATGTTTGTCTTTACCTTTCTCATACAACCAATCTTCAGGTATGATCCTGTCATGGTACATAAACTTGTTTCTCTCACACCACTGACCATAAGATGTCTTTGCACCTTTACTCAGCTTACGCCTACTGCTTTCAAACACAAACCTAATGTCTAGCTTTGGATGCTGTAGTTTTATAAAGGCATGTTTACGTCTGTCATCTGCTGTAAACCTGCCCTTAGTTTCAACTATGATACCATTAGGTAGTACAAAGTCAGGGGTATAGATGCGGTACATGAGGTCTTCCCATTCTATCTTTAGTTCCTCGTATTTAACTTTAATACCTCTCTCAACTAAGAAGTCTTTGTTCTTTATCTCAAGACCACTTCTATACCCAAGTCTTAATGCATTGGCGAAACGCCTACCATTCACTAGAACCGCCAGCTTGTGTCGAATGTGAACGGATTAAGACCAGTAAAAGAACTAATGCCCAATGCTTTTAGTTCCTGTTTAACAAGATCGTCTGCCTCTTTACGAGCGTTTATAGCTTCTCGTAGAGATGCATATTTAGCTTGATGCAGTTGCTTCTTGCGCTCCGATAGTTCTTTTTCCATAGCCCGTACTTGCTCATGCATTTCTTTTATTTCATCATCACCTATCATATAGACCTCCTTTTATTATATAACATATTGAACAATAGGTTTGTTCTTAGCTTGTGATACCTTAGAAGGTATTTCCTGTAACGTAGGAAAACACTCTTTCCTATAGTCACAGAACTTACAGTTACTATTTAGTATAGTATTTCCAGTTGCCTTACTCCTAAACATTTCGGGTACAGGAGTGAAGCACCTTTCAAATTCATTACTTTCTAATGTAGCAACAGTGCTATTTAATTTAGTAATTTCCGTGTCAATGTCAAGGCCATTAGCAGAAATATATTTAATATTACCGTTAGCTTTGTTTACTACCCACCAGCCACCTGCTTTTTTACCTGTAGCTTTAGCGTAGCCAGCAAGCTGACCTATATAACCAAATGGATCACTGGCACTCAGAGTTTCATATGAGTCAAACTTATTCCTGTATGACCAATCACTAGCAGACTTAACGTCATCTACTGCATCATCAATCACAAGGTCATATGATCCTTTAACAGTTGCATCTTCTAATTCAAGCTCAACATGATTGTCTTTGTCTTCATACTTGACACCTGCCTCTTTGAGTATACCCTTGAAGGCAGCTTCAACTATATCACCCAACAACATGTTCATCACAAACGTTGAAGGTTTGGGTAAAGCTGTCTCTGGCTTGTTCTTCTCAAACCAAAGCTGACAAGTTGGCCTACCAATGTTAGACATCCGTAAGCGAAACTTGTCACGCTTGTTACCCCCACCAAACTGACGTTGCATTGCATCCATTACATCCTTGCCAATCTGTTTAATTGTTTCTTCAGACATGGTTGTTTTACCAGATGTAGCATTATCAAGATACTGATGTATCGCCAGTTCAGCAGGATGGTTCATTATGCAAACGCCTCTGCTTCAATGTCCACAAACTCGTCTACTGTTTCTTTATCTACTTCCTCATTCTTGTGCATGTTTTCATCCCACGCATTAAGTATGTAGGAGTTGTAGTTTTCAATCCATGCTATGAAGTTAGCAAAGTTTTCCTGTGCATCACTATCCATGTCAAGTGTATCATTAAGATTGAGACTAGCGATTGGGATGTAAAAGCTACTACCATTAGGTAGTGGTACTTCCTTAGACTCAAGTTCAATGTAATGCTGCGGCGGTAGCCTACGCATCTTGTTGTACTTGGAGAACATCTCACCCATGATTTTAAATGCATCACGATTATCAATCTCCCATATGAATGCGGTAGTGTCAACGTCCACAGGACTACCACCTTCATCTACAGGATTGACCATCTCTACAGTACCAAACAATGCACGTACTCGTTTGATAGATTTGATTAGGTCTTTCATGGAGTCGGGCAATGCAGCCCAATCCTTGATGTACCCTGCAGGTTTACCACAATTAAACCCACCGTTGTTGTCCTTCATGTCACTGTTCAAGTCATTAGCCATCAATGTCTTGATGAACCTATTAGGTGTGTTGTCATTACCTTTGACAAACTTCTTGTACATGAACCGTTGTAGAAATGGACGCACAGATACACGCTCTGCGTAATATGTAGGGCCATCAGGTATCTCTAGCTTGTAGCTACCACCTGCGACAACCTCTACGTTCTTCATCTTACCACCAACCTCTTGCTGCCCCATCAAAGGTGTATGTTGTATACGCAATCGTGCTAGTGTACTGGCCTTACTACTTTCCTTTGGTAAGTCTGAACCCATGCCCATTGCCTGTGACATTGCTGCGAAATTGTTAGTGTCGATTGTTGTTATGTTATTCATATATAAGTTCTCCTTTTTCATTTCAGATAGACGGTAGTTATATCATGCTACGTCTTTTGTGTCAAGCCAATTCGGGCCTAACTTTGCTTCTAATAGCAAAGGAATATTAAAGTTAATGTTCCAACGCTTGTTAATTATTTCAATCAGCTTACAGTTAGCTGCTGATATTACTTGTAATACTTTGTCCTTCTCTTGTGGATGCACATCTATTACAATCGAATCATGCACCGTGTTTACTACACAACTGCGTAGCTTGTTTGCCGTTAGTAACTTATCTATATATATCAGAGATATAGGTACAATGTCAGCAGTTGCAAACGATTGTACAGGATAATTTTTAATCTGTGTGAAATATGTCACACCTCCATACCTTCGCCTAACTACATCGGGGAATGAGAACTCACGCCCTGATGGTGTTGTGATCTTGCTAGTGTTGAGTGCCTCTTTAGCCAAAGCCTCATGCCACTTGGCAATGCCATGATACTTCTTGGTAAACTGTTGGTAGTACGCAGCCTCTGCTTTTGATCTACCAAAGCCACTTGCCCCATACAAAGGAGCAAAGGTGTGTGACTTGGCTTCCTGTCTGGATATAGGTTGACCTGCATCAGAGATAACCTTGGCGGTATAACTGTGTACGTCAAAGCCAGTGGTAACTTCCTCAATGGCAGTCTTATCTTGTGACAGGAACGCAGCAACTCTGAACTCTAACTGTGCAAAGTCAGCTTCCATAACTGACCCACCTTCCCAACGTGAGATGAATACTTTCTTAACAGGAAACGTACCGCCTCGTGGCATGTTCTGCATATTAGGATCAGCACCTGACAGTCTGCCTGTACCAGTGCGGTGTTGCAGTAACCTAACGTGTAGCCTACCGTCACTCTTAACATGCGTTGCTATACCCTCTACAAAGCTACTGAGATATGTCTCTACTGCTGATAACCTACGCACCTTCTGCAGGAAGGACTCCGCTTCTTTCATACCTCTGGATCGTGCAATACCCTCAAGGAATGTCAGGTTGTCCTTACCTGTACCAAAGCCATTGGCACTAACCCATTTAGCTGTAGGTGGATGAAATTTGAGTCCAGCCACCTGTTGTTTGTTCTCGTACAGGTAACCGTGTGCGTTGCATGTAGTGCAGTTGTTAGGTTTAGCAAAACGAGTGCCATCTATCTTGGTGCGATATACCTTACCTATGCCGTTGCAATGATGACATTGATATGCTCTTTGTTTATACAACTTAGTGCTATGTAAGTTGACTGTGCTTTTGTAGTCTGCATCTGACATGCGTTCCTCAAATAGATCAGGCCATATCTTCTTGTCATCAGGCTTACGACTGTAGATAACCCAAGATAGTTGTTCTGGACTGTTGAGGTTGATAGGTCTGTCACCCATAAGGTCAGCTACCTGTTCCTCAAGGGCAATGGTAAGTGTTCTGCGTTCTGACTCAAACTCATCACGCACTTGTAGCAATGCGTCCATGTCCACTTGAAACCCTCTTTGGTAGATACGTGCCAAGTGAATAGCCAGTTGATTAGTCAGCCTCAGTGTTCCTTCCAGTGTACTGCATTCCTCGTAGGATGCCACCAAAACATTATACAGTTGTTGTGTAGCATGTAGGTCATGCGACAGATACTCTGACAGTTCAGCATGAGGTATGTCTCTGACAGATGTACCTTTACTAAAGTGTTCCTTCAATGTGTCTTGCTTCTTGGTGTCAAGCTCGTACCGTTCTGCACATGCCTCAAGAGACAGAGGTTGTTTCTGTCCACGTTGCAGCACATACTCACCTAGCATGGTGTCAAATATTTCACCATCATAGGTAAAACCTGACTCCCATAGCCACAGTAAATCGTGGGCGGCATTGTGCATTATAAGAAGATGAGCAGCGTCAAGTTTGTATTGCACTAAACGCCGCCCATCTGTAGTGGGTGCTTGCTCTGAGTGATCGAATGTTAAAAGGTCTTCGTTACCAAGATCATCTAGCATACCCACCATAACTAATGTATTGGTTGGTTCAAACGGATCAAGATGCATCTTATTACTCCGCTTGGTTACTGTGTTCTCTACGTCAAGGGTCAGTTTCATATTGTCTCCTATTTACTAGAGCAAAGATATGTTTTGGCTAGTTCCTCTTCAAAACTTTTGTTGTCAGCATATTCCTCTATTGCCTCAAGAGTTTCTTCTAAAGTCATGTTGTGCTTCTGCATAGCTTTGATAATCTTCATCTGCAATGTAAATTCTTTAGTCTCTGGTAGTACCCATTTAGCCATTGTTATCTCCTTTCATCAGTTCTTGCCATGATACAGGGTATATGTCTTCAAGATACTCTGCTATCTTAGCTGCAACTATTTGCGTTTCATATTGTGTGTCAGCCTTCAGCCTAAGATGACACATATCAGTGAATGCGTCAAGACTACCTGACCAGTACCATTCTGTCATGGTGCTTTGAGGCAACACCATACGTGCTTGCTCAGGGCAAACACCATCTTTTAACAGTTGTTTGTAGTGCCACATACCTGCATTGTAAGCATGATGTGGGGTAGCAGTAGTTTCAACTACACCCTCACTGCCTTGCTTCTTATCAGCACTACGTCCACGCCATTCTTCAGGCTGGTAGAACTCTGGCTCTTCATCAACGTAACGTCTGCTTATTTCATTCCAGCGTAAGAACTTATGCTTCACCAACTGCCTAGCTACGAATATAGGGGCTTTACAATGGAAGCTGGCAAAGCAGTGACCAAAGGGTGACATGTGCCTGTGCTTTGCAAGGTAACGTATCAATCGTACATCACCATCACTTAACACAGGGCGCATGGCTCTACCCTCTGCGCCAGTGTAGCCAAGGGCTTCCTTCTGTTTACCAAAGGATACCCTTGCTGCATTAACTACAGTAAGATCATCTCCCATGTGATTTATGTATGTTACCGCTATCATTTATTTTTTCCAGATAATAGCTCCTCTATTATAGCTAGTCTTTTCTCAAGGCTTTGTACTCTTTTTAATAGATCATCTATGTAATAATTTTTATTCATGTTTTTTTCTCCCATAACATGTCATAGTTATTGCTAACTTCATTTAAAATATCTATGGCTTCCTGTGATGTCAACATAAACCATTCACCATTGTCATGTTTACTCCAAGGATATTTTGTTTTCTGTGCAGCAATAAGGTGTGCTTTTTTTTCTGCTTTTTGTCTGTCATCAAAGTAAATACTGTAGACTAGTTTGTAATCACGCATAGGTGAACTGGTTTGATAGCCTTTCAATCTATCCTCTGCATCTACAGCCATACCTATCTTAACCCACTCAGGCCATGCATCATTTGCAATTACGTATACATGTCCAGACTTTTGACTGTCATATAATGCTTTTGCAAATATACCAATGTCCTTTGGATTCATCTTATTGAATACTAAACGATCAACCTTACCACCTTGCTGTAAATAACCACTAAAGGTTCTATACTTACGCTTGTAATAAACAAGACCGTCCTCATTTAGATGATGGTTTATGCCAACTTTACGCCACGTTGAACCATCCCAACGTTTACCGTCTTCACGAATTGAGCCATTCTTTGTCATGCCACATACCTCGCTGTCTTGTATTCAAGGTCAGTGTGAACTATACCATGCCACCCTGATAACTTATTCTTAACGACATTAACATGTCGCTGATTGTCTTCTTCCTCTTGGCCCTCAACTGTAGGGTTCTTAGAGATCATCAGCATAAGGTCAGCCTCTGCTGCCTTACCTGTACGACTACCTTCCATCATGGCTTGGTTGAGTACAACCTTACCCTCTGCATCAGCCGATAGCTGAGACATGTAGAACATGGCACACTCTTGCTGCTTGGCAATCTGTCTAGCCTGTATAGCATTAGCTTTGAGTGCCTCGTCTGGTCTAGCAAAGCCACCAGTACGTGCGAACTTGTCACCCATATCTAGTATAACTATATCAGGTTTGTAAGACTTGCACACAGACTCAACCCAATTCATGTCACGTCCTGTTGCGTCCTTGAACATTAGGTTGCCTCGTATCTTGTCAAAGATAGCCATAGCCTGATGCTTGTTCTTAGCTATCTGATACTTGTCCATGCCTGTAGCTGCCGTAATGTAACGATGAACAACACGATGATAGCCTTCTTCGTTGCACAGGATAATAACCTTTGCACCTTGCCATGCAAAACCGTTAGGTGCAGCAACCAGAGAGGCATGGAAGGAGGTCTTGCCTGTATTTGGCCTTGCACCTACCTCAATCAAGTGACCTGCATTCACGCCTTCAATCTTGCGTGTCAACGTGGGTATGTTGAACGTCCACTGTGACTCAAGGTCAGTCATGGCAAGGATAGTGTCGATGTCTATGTCTTCCCACTCAATGCGTAGATTAGGTGTAAAGTCATCACCATATTGCTCAAGCATCATACGCAATGGCTCAAGGCTAGTCTTGTCACCGTTCACATAGTCAAAGCCAAGGTTTGCTATATCTTCACCTACTACCTGTTGGAACAGCTTTGATAGCACCTCTTGTGCTACGTCACTGCCCATAGGTATCTGCTTGTTCACCTGCATAAACAGGTGGCTATAGGCTTGCTTCTGTGCGGTGGTGAGAGTTGGGTTGTTAGCCATGAACAACGCCTCAATCTCTGCTGGTGTAACTGTACGTTCATAACGATCCATAGCCGTATCAATAGCTTGCTTGATCTTACGAACATCTTTACTAAACAATCTGTCAGGACAACGTGCGCCACGATGTTCATCGTAGAAGTCTTTGTCCATTAGACTGCGTATCAATGATAGTTCCATATGTTATTCTCCTAGTGTTGTTAAGTTATGTAAGTCGGTAGGGTTTCTGTATTTCAAATCGTCACGCAGATACATAACCTTTACGGTAGGTACATACGTTCTTAGTTCTCTTGCGAATAGCAGTGTCTTCTGTAGGGCATCAGGGTCTAACGCAATTATAACCGTTGAGAACTGCGATAAGTACCTCTTATGTCCTTCGGACAATGATGTACCCAACACTGCGACCCCGACATATACACCACCGTCACCTATAACAGCAGCACTTATGCAGTCCTCAACGACTACAGCAGTTTTACCACATCCATAGAAGTATGGCAAGGGAGAATTACCATACCGTTTCCATTTAGGTAGACGCTTACCTAAAGCCCTACCTGTGGCATCTACTGTAGCACCACCATGTACAACAGGGAACACTACACGATGTTCCTTAACGTCATACAATAGTCCTAGTTCTTGTGGGTCTAGCTCCCACTCGTCACAGAAACCTGTGAGCTTCTTGTAGTCACGCACCAACCACTCTGGTTTAGAAAAAGTTGATACGTGTGTCTCTTCTGCAACACTGCCCAATGACTTGCGTATGTCTTCTGCTGTTAGTGAAGTGCGTATACCGCCCGACACTGGACAACTAGCCTTATAACAATTCCACACAATACTACCCATGTTATTAGTGACAGTAAAAGTATTCTTAGACTTGCAATTAGGACAAGTCATACGTTTAGTCTCACCATTAACTAGTGATAGATCATTAACAATATCTTGTATATTCATGTTAATTACTTTCCATGTTATTCGTTATTACTCAATGATACACTGACGTTTCTCTGTGTCAAGGCATTATTTGCACTGGTGAATGTATGTTTCATATATGGTTTCACAGAAGACACATGATTGTGTCCTGTCACAGACATAACTTGTGGCAAAGGTACACCTTTGTCTATCATTTGGGTTACACCTGTCCTTCGTAAGTCCATAAGCCTTAGTTCTTCTGGTAGTTTAGCTAGTCGCATGACACGTCTACCTACCTTAGACAAACGTTCCATTGTGTACGGCATGAACATACCTTTCACTGGTCGTGTAGGGTGTGGCGCAACAAACTCTTGAAAGCCAAAGTCATTCTTCTGTTCCTTCAACATGTGCAACAGACTGTCAGAGATAGGCAAGCTAACATCTGCCCTGCGTTTACTCTGTTCTAACTCTAGTCTACCATAGGTAAAGTCTATGTTATCCCATGTAAGGGTACGCATGTCACCTAATCTCTGACACCACTCGTATGCCATGTGAATAATCAAGCCAAGACTTCTGTACTCAAAGTCAGAGTACGCCATGTCAAGGAACTTGATCACCTCACCATGTGACCACACCATTTTACGTTGTGGTGCAGCCTTACGCTTGATGTTAGCCCAAGGGTTTAGTGTGGCGTACTCCATAATTATTGCGTAGTTATATATTCTACTGGCACAGGTGGCAGCGTGATTGGCAAATGGTATACCACGCTTAACCCAATCTTCATAGGCTTGCTTTGCAACTTTAGAGGTAACGTTCTTGTACTTGCGTGTACCCATAGTCTGATGTAGTACAGTCAGGAAGTACCTGTAGTCTACTTTAGTTGTGTCACGCAACATATTGAAATCATTAGATTGATAGTAATAGTTGATCAAGTCTGTGACCTTGCTACCTTTGTATAGCTTTGCAATCTTGAGTTGTTCCTCACGCCAAAGGTCAATGGTATCATTATGTTGTTTAACTATCTTACGAACTTGCTTTAAGTCTGAACCGTAAGTCTCTCGTTTCACTATACCTTCATCCACTAGGATAGATGGTGGGTTAAAGCGGTACGAGATGTCACCAGAAGATGACACTCGTTCCTGTACATACCTTGGTAGGTTTGGCATTAGGCAGCTTCCAATTCAATAAACTTACTGTCACTTACCCACTTGCTCACCTCTTGCTCACGGCTAAACATACTGATAGCTTGTGTATCATTGCCTGTGTTCTTGAGGTTGAACCCATTACGTTCATCAGCATAGCTGGCGTAGTTGGTAAAGGCAGAATACAATGCCCACTTGTTATGTCCACGAGTGCTTGCCTCTTGGCAATACAGACCGTACATTTTCTCTGCCTTGCGGCGTGATGAAATCATGTCTTCAAGCAAGGACTGTACGTTCACATACTTGAGGTCAGTCTCTGCCCACACCTGCATCTTTGCAGTCTCTGTGTAGAAGTCACGCCTTGCACGTTCTAACTCTTGTATGAACCCATCAAGCGTAAAGTTAGATGTATTCTTTTTACGGATTTTATCGTAGTCACCTCGTATCTGTCCATTGGTACAGAAGAAATCAATAGCACCAAAGTATGCTTGATTGCTACATGATCCGTCAATACCATGCAAAGATATGATACGATTGCCTAACGTAGTTGTGTGCTTGTCTGTGCTAATTTCTACCTGCATATCTGGCAAAGTTATATCAAGCATAGACCATGCACCATTACGAGCAGTACTCCAATTAAATTTAGCATTGGCAAGCTCTGTTGAAAGAAGGTTATCTGTTATGGTGTGGTAGACACCACGATAGAAGTCTCCATGCGAGGCACAGGTAAAGCTCTTACCTACAATACCAAGGTATTTACCTGTGTCTGCGTTGATGACGTACTTTTTGTCTGACACTTTGGTTGGTTCAAACTCAACCGCAAAGTCAAGAGCTTCTGGTACGTCGAATTGTGTAATGTCAAATGGCATATTTTTCTCCTTATGCTATGTCATGGGGCAACTATGCCCTAGTTATATAGTTCTTGTCTACTCTATTATAGTAACGATAAGCTATTTATAGAAGTGGTGTATCCCTAAAGACACAGTTTTTGTGTAGTGTTTAGCCCACCAAGGCGTAATGTACTTGGCATGGTAGTGTGTAGCTCCTTGTGTTACATCATCTATTGTACCTGACAGTACGTCACTGGCGATTAGTTGAGATTTAGCCCATGCTTTTTTATCATAGGGTTGGTCTGATTTACCGTCACAGTACCAGCTAAACTGGCAGTCATTGCGGCCCTCACGATAGCCTTGTTTGACTACACTGCATATATCGTTAGGCCAACGATCATTCTCTACACGGTTAATAACTACATGTGCTACGGCATACTGCCCTACATCTGGATCACCTCTTGCCTCGTGATACACGTTGAGTGCCAAGCACATTAACGCTGCCTCAATCATTTTATTAACTCCTTATTGCACAGTCATTGGTGCGTCATATATGTAATCGTATTGATCATATTCTTCAGCTTCGTACTCGCTACAAGATATAAATTCTACTTCACTATCAGGGTGATCATGCTTTGCTATGAGCACCGCCATACTACTTGCAGTAGCCCATGATCGAATAGAGGGAAAGGTATCATCTAGTGTGATGATACTCTCATGCCCATCTACTGATACAAGTATTTCGTATCTGTTAATCATTTACTGTTCCTTTGTTCTTCATATTCTGTTACCTTATCTTTCAGTAATGCTCTTATCAGATAGTGCAAAGGCATGTCACCGTAACGCATGAAGCATCCGTTAGATTCTGACCACCTCTTAGCATCAGCAAACTTTGTGATGTCCTGTGGTATTTTTTGTGCATCCTGCACTATCTGTGTAATTTTCAGTGTGTCATCTAGTGTCAACATTGTGTAGCCTCCTATTCCTCATATCCTGTCCAATCAAAAAAACCATCACCAACATTTTTCCAATCAAAGTTGTCATAGTTTTGGCTTATCCAATGGCAGATACCGTCATCCTCTACTACCTCATTGGGTACTTCTACTTCTGTAGAAAAGTAAATTGTTTTCTCTGCGTCTATTGTTATCTTCATTTCCATTACTCCTCATCTTCTGGTACTTTAAATGTTACAGTTATATAACCAGCGCTCAACATTGTAGCTTCATACTTGTGAGTTGGACAAGTGGCAAGCCACTCCCAAAATTCTTCTCTAGTCATTTATCTTCTCCACTTCTCATTAGTTAATGTCTACTTCCTCTAGCAGTAACTTAACCTCTCGGTTTACTAGACCTGTTTTATTTAAGATGATTACATTGTCAGGTAAGTTTGGGCATTCACCAGCAAACAAAGCCTTCCGTAAGTCAGGCATACTCTTGTAAGTATTTACACCGAGTACGCCATCCTCACCTATCCAAATCGCTATCAGCATGTATTATGCAGTTTCGTTATACGCATTATTAAGCTCAGTGATAGCACGATCTATGTAAGTACAGGTCATGTCATCAACCTTAATGTTTGTAAGCATATCTTTCAAAGAATTTATTTGTTCCTGTATAGCTATCTGTGCATTGGTTCTACGGGTGCGCTTGGCCTTGATAAAACCAAGAGTTTTAAGAACATCAATGCGGTATTTAATACGGTCAGGGTATTCATTCATAGCTGTAGCTATTTCATTGATGGTCATTTCTGACCACATTTCAACCAACACCTCATCAATGACTACATAGTTATATGTGTAGTTTTTAGCTTTCTGCATATGAAACGTATGCTCTGCATACAAGTCAGGATTAGAAGATTTTACTTTTGGTAGAGTTGATGTTGAATTTGTCATTGTATTAGCTCCTTCGCTAGTTGGGGTTGAGTTAGTTGTAATTGTGTTGGTTTGAGTAGACATGTTATGCTACCTTTCTTGCTTGTAGTTTATGTTTACGGGCTAGTTTACGTTCCCGTTTCCATTGGTCGTTATGCTTCTTAGACTGTCCGACATCAGACGCTTTTCGTTTGGTGAACTTAATAAAGTTCTGCATCTCGTAGCGCATCTTTGAACTCCTTTTTGCGGTTACGTTTAGCTTTGTTGCCCTTCTTTGGTAGGACAACTTGGGGTGATTTACGATCCTGTAACATAGCTTTAGCTACGGGATTTATTAAATTAGGTTTTTTTATTTTCATCATTGTTTGCCTCGTTAAACTCAACCCATAGGGTAAAATGAAACCCACCATCAGGCTCATGCCCCATGTCAGATAGTTTTTCTAATATCAATTCAGATAAGAAATCTATATCTTTATTTGTAAAGTCTGTAATTTCTACTTGCATTTTAGGTACTCCGTTTTGTGTTGTCATATTTTAGTTATATATAATTTAAAGTACTAGTCAAGAATTATGTTTATTGTACTTTAATTATCCTTATTTATATTCCTTAACTTGGTGTTGTTCTGGGGCATCTGGGTTTACTTCAAAACGTAAACAACCTAGTGCGTCTTTTACTACTATGACACCATTATAAGCTTTCGTTTTATTTATTGCGTCAAGCTTTGCATCAGCAAGCCTAGAATGTATTGCTAATATTTTTTTTGATTTATATACTCCAAACATTTTTAGTCCTTTCTTTATTTAGTCAAGAATTATGTTTATTGTACTTAGATAATACATACGCAATTCCATGTGTCAAGCACAAGTTTAGGCTGGCCTAAATTAAACTGCGTATGTATCGACAAAATACAACAAGTCAACTTAGTAGACGGACACCTAGAATAAACCGATGCTACCCGTTCTTGAGCCATGCTTTACATCTGACATTGTGCGCTATCTGTCCTTGCTCAAAGATGGTAAGCTTGTCAGGCTGACCACCTATCGGACTTCTTCGCTAAACGGTTCCTTAATCCGTCCTTTTGGTCTGCATGTTAGTGTCCACTAACTAGGGCATAATTTAGTCTTTCAGTCTTTCTTTATTTAGTCAAGTAGTAGTTTAGTCTTTTTAGTTTGGTGTTTGGTGGCTCATGTGTCGCACCTTGCACCTTGCAGGACTTGCTTGCACCTGCAGAGCTTGTAAGGTCAAAAGCAATGATCAATCTAGGCGTACCGTAGTTTGGTTTGCTATGTTTTGACTTTCCGTCATAGGTGTACCGTAAGCACACCTAAAAGAGACAGTCAAGAATAATATTGCTCATACAAGTATTTAAGCTTACCCTTTTCTGGGTGGCTATGTATCCATAAGCCAGTGTCAGCGCTGAAACAATTCCGAAAGAATATATCCATTTTTGCATTGCCAGTGTCTACCGTTGTATCAATACGCTTGCACAATGTGTCAAATTCACTGTCAGACATTATGGGCTTGTCTAGGTACTCGTAAGCGTATGCCGCTACGCTCACAAGTATTCTGTTGCGTGTCTCTTGGCAAATCATTTTGCCACCCGTAAACTATCGCAAGCAATAGCCCAAATGTTTATGCATTCGACATGAAACCTAGAAACAATGTCACCAGTAACAAGAGAACGATTTGCAGCATTTCCAGCGACATAATCACACCAGCTATTCCACCAGTATTCCGTACCCTTTTCTTGACATAACGCAACATAAACGGCGATTTTTTTACGCTTGCCATTGTCTGACATTGTAGCTGGAACTTTGGTAAAGTTTGCATTCATGCCAAGCCTTTTTAAATTGTGACTGTCTAAGCACGATACATTGAAACCTAACATCTGGCAAACGAAAGAAGCTTTGACCATGCCTAAGTTTGGAACTTTCATAAATAACAATATAGCTTCAGTTATGCCCTCAATGCTATCATATCCGTACTGATCGGCTATATGCATTGCCTTTTGATATAACCAAGCGTCATTATCAATGGCATACTTCAAACCGTCAGCTTTTAGACCCCACAAGCAATTGGCACTATAACCGCTATCAATCACCTTTTGAGCTTGTCCAGTGCAAGTTTGTAATCCCGATTGGATAGTTGAAAGAGTAAATCCGATTATTGCTGCAACACTGTTGTTATGCTTTGCCAGTGTTGCAATTTCTGTTGCGTCACGTTTGTACATTTGTTTTTCCTATTTTTTTTATGTTACTAAAATTATCAGTAAATCAAAAC